TCGAGATTATCAACCAAACAAGGGCTGCCAAGCGTCGGCGACACGCACAATTCAAGCCCCTTGATTCTCGCCTTTTTTCAGGCATGTGCACAAGTTGATGACAAAACCAGTGTTAACATAGGCAATCAGCATGCCAACCCGACCCGCCCGGGCCGCGCAGCCTACCGGCATAATTGTGCATAATCACAAACGCCCTCCTTCAATAGACACCGCCATGCACATCCTCGACACCGGCCTCGCCCAGGAAATCGTCGCCCGCACCATGCGCATCATCCCGTTCAATCAGCATTGACAGCTCCCACGCCTTCTTGCTGTCGCTGGCTGTCGATATTCCCCCTATGAGGGACCGCTTTGTTGTATCTTTTGTTCCTCATTGTAGCTCATCGGCGCATGTGATTTTTGTAGCTAGATTTGTAGCCAGCTACAAACACACCGAGGGCTGACTACAAATTAGAGGGTGTCATGGTGAAAAGAGCATTAAATCAACTCAGCGATATGCAAATCCGCCGATGGGTTGCGGCTGGCACGCCGATCGCTAAATCTGACGGCGGTGGCCTCACCTTCACGCTGTCGAAGGCCGGGACCGCTGCTTGGATTCTACGGTATATGCGAGAAGGCCGCGCGCGCGAACTAACGCTCGGCAACTATCCAGACATCACGCTGTCGGCAGCGCGCAAGCTGGCCAGCGAGCACCGCGTGTCGGTCGACAAGGGTCTAGACCCGGCAGCGCAGAAGCGCGCCGAGCGTCTTAAGCTGCGCGGCTCGTGGACGGTTCGGCGCCTAGCCGACGACCTGAAAACGAAGGTACTCGACTCCGGAAAGCTGGCCGACAGCACGGTCTACGCACGAAAGTGGGATCTGGATAACGTCATCGTGCCGCGGCTCGGGGCGTTTGAAGTTCAAGCAGTGAGCGCCGAAGACCTGGTCGACATGCTCGAGCGATCCGGCCGGACGTGGGTAATGCAGCACCGGATCCTGGGCACGGCCGTAAAGCTGTTCGATCATGCCATCGGCCGGCAGCTGATCCGCGTCAGCCCGGCCGCCGGCATAAAACTGGCAGCGCTGCTTGGGCCGCGACCAACGGTGCGTCGACGCGTCATGCTTCAAGAGGACGAGCTGCGCAAGCTGCTGTCGTCGGTAAGCGACATCGGCGCAGAGAACGCGCTCGCACTAAAGATCATGCTGGCCACTTGCGTGCGTAGCGTTGAGCTGGCCAAGGCGCGCTGGGAGCATATCGATTTCGAGCAGGGAACATGGTACGTACCGGACGAATCAGTGAAGACTCGAGTGGGCTTTTTGGTTCCGTTGACGTCGACGGTGGCGGAATGGTTCAAGGATTTACAGCGCTTCGCGGACGGTTCTCCTTGGGTGTTGCCGGCGCGCGACCTACGCCGCGCCGGTGAGCACGTGGGGCGCTCGACCCTCTCAGCGGCGCTATACCGTGCCTTCGAGCGAGGGGACCTGGGAACGCGGAAATTCACGCCGCACGACACGCGCAGCACCGCCAAGGGCCATATGCGGAATCTCGGCGTGTCGCGTGAAGTTTCTGAAATCGCCTTGAACCATACGCTCAAAGGAATGGAAGGGATTTACGACGTTCGAGAGGAAATTCCGGAGCGCCGGCAGGCGTTGGAGTTGTGGGCCAGCTTTCTCGATGCCTGCGAGAATGGCACCGAATGGAACGTGGTCCCATTCCGAGGGCAATCAAAGCGACAGGCATAACTACTAAATTTGAGCACCTTAAACTATGGAAAAACATGAGCAAAAAGAAATCGAAGCCTAGTAATGCAGCGCGACATGGCGCTGAGGAATCTGTCCTAGAGACTAAAGAAAATTGGCCAAAAATTAATATATGCGCTGAGTTTAAAATAAATTTCCTGCGTAAGCCCGATCATCCCGACAAAGGTGAGTGGTATAGACTCGATGTACCGACGTCCTATCAGAACATGGCTGACGTTCGCTTCGGATACTTTGAGGGGGTAGGAGCTGTTCAACTGTACGACTTTCCTGTTAGCCCAAAAGCACTTGAGTATATGAATTCACCGACGGACCCCATGCTTGTTTTTCTTTCGTTTCCGCCAGATTATGAATCAACTCATCAATCAATATGCTTAGAACTTAATTCATCAGTGCGGCGGGTTCTTGAATATGTTAAGTTTTTTCTCGGAAGATACGAAATTTCGGATGAGGTAGCAACCGAAATTTCCACCTTCACATGGGCAATGGATCGAAATTCCCACGATTACCGTAACTGTCCGGGTAAGATTTCTGGAAAAATCGGAGCGAATTTCCAACAAGAACTTAATTATGATGTTAGGCTCAAGTTGCAACAAGGTATAGATAGAAATATACAACCGTTTTTTGCCATGAGGCATATTTACAGGGCAATCCAAGAGAAAAATCCAAAATTCAAGTGGATCGACGCCACCATCGCGGCAGAGCTTGCAATTAAAGAAGCTTTGATTCGTAAAGAGCCAAAACTAGCAGCTTTAATTGAGCATGTCCCATCCCCACCGCTAACCAAGCTATACGGGGAACTTATGGAAGCCTACCTTGGGCAAAGATCGAATTTTTGCAAGACACTCGATAACGGGGTTAGGATTCGCAACAAACTGGTTCATCAACCTCTGGAACACGGCGTGACAGAATCCGAAGCGGAGGACTACGCCGGTCAAGTTTTGAATGCAATAAATGAGCTATATGGCATCCTTTATCCAGACTGGGAGATCGCCGTGGATGTAGCCAAAGTCCGCCATCTCTTTCATTTTTGACGCATCCGATTTCTGTGCAAATAACGGCAAGAGATTTAATACCGACTCTTGATCGACGTTGGAAACAGTAGCTTAGGTCTTAATGTCGGATATCAGGTAAGACAGTCTAGTTTCGGAAATATTTGATGAGGCTTCTATGGGCATGAGTCGCAAGCATAAAGATGCATTTAAACTCGAACACCCTGCATGTATATTCTGTGGTGGCTTGAATCCAATGACGTCCATCGAGCACTGTCCTCCACGTGCAATGTTTCAGCATCGCCAATGGCCAGAGGGGTTCGAGTTTCCTGCGTGCGATGCATGTAATTTGGGCAGTGCCGATGATGATCTTATCGTCGCGCTACTTGCCCGCATTAACCCATTCGACGGATCGGGAGGCGCTGATGGCCGATTTTCTAAGCTTGCCAGTTCGATACGACAGAAGCATCCTGGCCTGATTGCGAGAATGTACCCGACACCCGGCCAAGCCCGCCGCCTCAACAGGTCGTTAGGTTTGACCGTCGCGAAAGGAAAAACTCACCAGGAGTCCGGCGTTGCAAATGTACTCCCAGAGATGCACCGAGCAGTCGAGGTATTTGCTGCTAAGCTTGCCAAGGCGATTTACTACAAAGAAACAAGTAAGGTTTTTCCGCTTGATGGCGAACTGCTAATGAAGTGGTCAGGGAACTCACATCTAGTCACCCAAGGACGATACTTGCTCTTAGATTCGTTAGGCGATCTTCCAGGGAACGCGCCAGAGCTGAGGCGCGGTCGTACTGTATTGAATGACCAGTTTTCCTACGCCCTAAATATGGCGGATGGGGGTGATTTATTTGCCATAAGGGCAACATTCGGCGCAGGTTTTGCACTGCTGATATTTGGCACTCCGCTGCCTGGATCACTAGACAACCACTATGCCCTTGTTGCTGAACTCACCGGGCAGCAAACCACTTTTACGCGGCTTGGGTAGAAGTCGCTATCGAATAGTACAGGCTTGGGCTACAGCTTCGCTTGCTCCTGGATCACCGGCTCGTCCTCCAGCGTAGTGCGCAACGAGTCAGCCAGGATAGGTGCGGTTGACGACGAACCTTGGTGGAAATAGTCGTGCATCCGCAGCGCCAGCGCACGCAGCCGCGCCACTTCCCACAGCAGCGCACGCACGTCAGGCGAGTCCGGGTTGCGGTCCTGAATCGCTTTCAGATCGTCCTTCGTGAGCGCGCGCTTGAACCGCATGGCCGTAATACTGTTCATGTATACAGTGTAGCAGCCGTGACATGCAGCCTGCCTAATTTTGCCTTTTATCAAGCGCCGGCGGCTTCCCCTGCCATACTTGGCGCATGGAGAAACGAATAGATCACCTCACCGCGACCTATATCGATCTGGCAGCAAATGTTGCGGCCGTGTTCGGCCTCGATGTTGGCTTGCGCGTTCTCCAGCCGACGACGCCTTTGCACGTGGTGCAGCGCGTTCTAAATGATGGAGGGCCGCGACGTCGCGGTGCTGCACTGATCAAACCTGACGAAGGATGATGATGGATAACGAGATCGATGGCGACATGGAAGAGCTGCCAGAGCAGCCCAGAGTGGATGTTCCGGAGTCCGACCTGATACTGCTGCAGCGAGCGGCGCACGCGATCAGCGCGGTGCGCTTTGAAGTGGTCGTCGGCGAGGGCTACGTCAACTTGCACTTCGCCGACGGCTCGGTCGTACACAGCTGGAACCCGCTCATGTTCAACGGTGACGCGCTTGACCTAGCCGTGCGACTTCGACTTGAGATTTACATACATGAGCACGACACCTCGGCCATGACCTCCGATCGGAAATTGGCAAACGAGCCGCACGGTGACGACGCTGGTGCCGCCACTCGCCGGGCTATAACACGCGTCGCGGGCGAGATCGTGAACTAGCGCCCTATTTCGGCCGTGCTTGTACCATCATCCATCCTATTCAATAGCGACTTTTTAACAACAGCTAACGCCTGGCCGCTTCAGTTATTAACGACTCGAGCAGATAAATATTGTCAACTAGACGTGGCGAAATTATGCTCACTGGGCACAGTATTTACGAGAGAAAAGATGTTTCGCGCGTTGCTGAGAAGGTTGAGCCCACCCCACGAATGGATAGTTTCCGATGACCTCGAACGCCGCCGTTGCAGCGTTTGCGGACGGAGGGAGGAGTACCTCGATGGTGACGAGTGGCATGGCTTTTATTGGGAGATGACGCGAACTGGGGACAAGCATGCTCATGTTCTCTGAATCTTGTATCAATCAGCCCCATGTGAAGAATTGATTCGGATCCCTCCTCTGATGGCTAGCCTCTGCTCTGTTTCACCTAGGCCAGGCCTGGACAGTCTTCGCGTGACGCGCGGCACATTCCGCGTACTGCCGTAGCAGCTCGATGGCCCAGGCCTGCCACGCGTCGTAGTCGTCGGCGCCGGGCCGTTCGACTGCCGGGCATGGCGCGGCCAGTGCGCTATCGAGGGATGCTTTTGTTGGCGGCTTCGATTGCGGCGTCGAGGTTGCGCACGCGGTCAGCGTCAGGCACGCAACCAGCAGGCAGAGGTTTCGCATTGCGCAGCTCCTTGGTGAGCGCCGACATGCGCGGCGCCAGGGTGGATTGAATGGTGGCGAACTCGGTGGCCGCCTCGGTGATGCGAGCGGCGTCAGCCTGCAGCGTGGTCAACGCCAGCTCCGACTGGCTGCGCATGGTTTCCGCGTGCGCGCGCTGCAGTTCGGCGATCTCGGCGTCGTGCCGCCAGCCGTTCGTGAACCAGCCGGCGGCGCTGGCCAGCGCCATCGCCAGCAGCATGCCCAGGCCGGCCGCCAGCGCGCGGTACTGGACCGGGATCATGATCGCCCCCAATCCGGCAGGTCGACCGTCTGGCCAGCCAGCGCGTGCGTGCAGTCGTCAAGGAACTGGATGCGGCCGTCAGTCACGAACGAGTGGCAGATGGTGCATATGAATGGGTCCGGCTCGTCAGGGTGCTGAGCGTTATATTTGCACCAGCAGTTCACCATGTCGCCATCGACGTGGTGGCCCGAGCGCGCCAATACCGACGGCATAAACGTCGGCGCATCGGGGTTGCCGTTGTAGTCCCACCGCGGCCCGGGGCCGGCACCGACGCCGATAGTGTGCGTCTGGCCGCAACCAGGGCACTTGAACGAGAGATGGCCGTGGCCCCTGATTTCTACTTTGCTCACTGAACCTCCATGCATTTCTTGTGCCGCTCAAGCTGGCGCGTCCACACGCCTGGACAGATGCGGTTGCCGGGAATCGAGCAGTCGTAGCCACCGGACTTCTTGTAGAGCAGAAGCGCGCTGCAGGCCTGCGGGTAGCGGCCGGCGAACAGTTCGCGCCGCATAGACGACGTCGACCAGGCGCCGGTGCCGTATTGATAGATCCAGTCCATGTAGACGTCATACTCGGCCGGGTGCAGCGCGACGCCCGGGATCGACGCGCGGAAGGACTGCTCTTCGCGCGACAGGTGCGCGGCGGCGCGCTGAATGGCGCGGACCGGCGTGATGCGATCGCCCATTTTGACCGGCGCTCCGTCTTCCTTGAACGTCGAGCCGAAGCCCACCGTCGGCCGGTCGTTCTTCGTCGGGATGACGGCCGTCTCGGTATAGCCCTCGCTCGACAGGATGCCGACGAAAGCGGCCGCACTGAGGGCCAGGCTGCTGACCAGGATGCGGGCGCGCTTCATTCTGCAGTCAACGCAGGTTGGGCCACGACGCGCGCGAGCGCGGCACCGAGCGAGGTCAGGCCCGCGGCCACCACCAGGATGGGCGCGGTGCCGCTCGCGTACAGATGCATGCCGGCCTCGACGGCCGATGCGATGGCGGCCAGCAGCGCGAAGCGTACCGACCAGAGTTTCGGGAATTGCGCCCGTGCGTCTTCGATAAATTTCATGGTTTTTCCTGTATTGGCAAATGCGGTTTTGCTTCGGGAGCCTGCAGCTGCGCGAGGAATTGCGCCAGGCGCACCTCCCGTTCGTGGCACTCGAGTTCGGCCAGCCGGTTCTCACGCGAATTGCGCTGGTGCGTATACCAGGCGTTCAGCAGGAACGTCAGCAGCGCGGTGAGGATGCCGACGATGACGCCGACCTGAGTCAGAGTCAGGGAGGTGGCGACCGTTACTGCGGCGCCGGCGTAGCTGCCGACTTCCGGCGGGGTGGTCTTGCTGATGCTCATTGCTGCCTTTCGATGGGACGAAAAAAAACCCACCGAGGCGGGCTGTGTCTTGCGGTTTGTGACCGGGCCCGGGTGGGCCACGAGGATTAAAGCCGTGCAGCGGTGATGAACAGTTCATCGAGCGCGCTTTCGTCCAGGCCCAGCGCGGCGCCCATCATCTCGACGAGTGGGCTATCACGGGCAACGACGCTCGAATAGTCCCACTCGATGCGCGCGGCTTCGCGATCCGGACTCGGCAGCGAATCGATCGCAGCGTCTACCTGGCCAAGGACGCCGCGCGCCAGCAGGGACAGGCGGGCTTGGCGCATGCTTACCTCTTGCGGAGCCCGCGCTGGCGCGGAAACGAATTGTTGGCCGTCCCAAATCTCCGCCCCATCGGCCGGCGGCGCCGGAACTTCAATGGCCCCTTCGGGAGGCTCAGCCCCCACATAAGCGCCCAAGTACGCGCCATCTGGATCAACGTAGTATTTGGTAATCATGCGAAGGCCTCGATAAAGAAACGCCAGTTGTCATTCAAATAGATGTCAAAAATACCGGGCCCATTGGCACCGCTCGCATAGCGCACCGAGATATTTGATGTGTCCGCTTTGATCCGGCAGCCAAACGATGCATTCCATTGAACGATTACCGGGACAATATCCCCGACCTGGTGGGTAACGTTGTTGACCACCTGCTCTGCCACGCACCGCAGATAGGGCTGAATCAACTTCGGGCGACTTCCAAAGCCGTGAGCGAGCGTTAGCGTGCCGCCTGCGAAAATTACTTGGTCTGGCGACAAATATTCTTTGCTGATCACACCGCCGGCGACGGGAAGTCCGCTGGCGCGCTGGTAGTGGGTGACGACGGCGCCGTTACTGTCACCACGGACCAGCGCGCAATCGCCCGCAGCGGTGACGATATTCGTGCCACTCGGCAGCGAAAGACCGGAGCTGTTGATGAGCGTCAGCGCGCCGTCGAAGATTACCGAACGTTCGGCGCCAGACGCCAGCGTGAATGCGCTGATCGCCGTCGTGCCGGTGATGTGCACCAGGTTGCCGGTCGCGGCGCCCAGATTGACAGTCGCAGCAGATGCGATGTTCGCTGCGCGCAGCTCGTTCACCACGCCGGTCAGGCCGGCCGCGCCCGACAACGACACCGTCCAGGCGGCGAACGTGCCGCTGCCGCTGATGTTCGTGACGTTGACCGTCATTTCACCAGTGGCCGAGTTGAACGCGGTGATCGGACCCGACATCCAGTTGTCACCGGTGGGCGCAGAGATGGTGATCGTGTTGCTGCGGCCGAACAGCTTGCCGGTCTGCGCCAGCGTGAACGTCTTGCTGCCGAGGCCAATTGCCATGCTGGTGGTCGACGTCGCGTTCGTGCCCGGCGCGCTGGCCGCAGTCGCCGCGTCACGAGCTGCGTTTGCTGCATTCGTCGCAGCGGTAGCGGCCGCCGTGACAACTGCGCCGGCGCGTGATTCAACGATGCCCGCAAGGGTATTCACCTCGGCAGCCAGCGCATTCTCTTGCCGCGCGCGCTCCGGCATATTGTCGATAAAGCTGGCCATTTTCGCGTCGAATGCCGTCTGGTCATCGAGCTGATTCGGCATTTGCGCAGGATCGCTCAGTGCGGTGATCTGGGTCATTGGGACAATACTCCATCAATTTGTAGGGCCATCTTCGAGCGGGGGAACGAGTCGATCACCTTGCGCAAGCTGCTAAACCGGCCGACCAGCATCGTGTCGCCTCGCATGGTCGAGCCCAGGAATACCAGCGTCTTTTGCCGGCGCTTGATCAAGTCATCCTCGATCGTTTCGACTCGGTCGCTATCAATCAGCAGGTCGACGCTCATCTTTTTGGAGAAGCCGCGCGGGACTGTCGAACTTGATCCGTCCGTAAAGAACGTGGTGGTCGAGTAATCCTTCAGCTCGGTCGACAAGCCCATCAGCGAAAGGCCGACGTCGATCGTCGGGCCCAGCAGGCACATGCCGCACTTGGGCACACCGCCAGGCTTCTTGATCGTGACAGTGACTAGACCGTTGGCGAACACCGGCAGCTTCAGCGTCAGGAACCAGGTGCGCAAGCGCAGTCGGTTGAAGCACCAGCCGAAGAAGCTGCTGCCCGATCGCGGCAGCACCAGGCTTTTCGTTTCGCTGTACACCAGGCCGCGCGTCGGGTGCGTCATGGAAACGCGCACCTCGCTCGCATCCATGGCGCCGGCGAACAGGCCCTGCGTGATTGCCTGTGCCGAGAAGACGGATACGATCTCTTCCGGGTTGCTGGTCTGCGTGCTGTTGCGGTCGTCGAACATCGCCCAGCGGTTGATCGCCGTGCGCTTGTTCCAGAACACCGGGTCGCTCAATGCCTTGCCGACATTGCCGGCGACCATCGACCAGTAGACGAGCTTCGTCGCCGGGTCGTACACTGCAGCATCCTTCGCGTAGGTCGTGGCCACGTTGTAGGGCGGCTCGACCATCAGCACATTCGAATAGATCAAGCCAGCGCCGGCACCGACCACGTCAGCAGCACGGGTGGCTGCTGCGCTCGTGGTGGGTATATATGATCCCGGCTTGTCACCCCGAACAAGCTGCGCACCCCACGCAAACAGACCTTCATTGCCCGAACCCATCCACGACGTCGCCGTGTCAGCGCGGAGTAAAAGAACGCGGGACAGCAACTTCGTTGGATAGGCAGCCGCAAAGGCAACCACGCCCACGATCCAGCACCGGCGCCACCCTCCGGGCAGAACTTCAATCCCTGCAGCTTGAACGTCCGGGCCTTTCGCTTGCAGTAGGCCAGACGCGAGGTCGAACGTGGCCGTGTATCCGCCGGTGCTGCCTACTGCGTAGTACATATCGAGCCGCGCGCGGCTCAGAGTGTCGGCTTTTAAATACACGCTGTAGGTGTAAAACTCGCCGTCAGAAAACTGACCTGCCACTTCCTGATCACGGTAATGGGCGCCATTGAATGCCGAAGCGATCAGGCGATCGGCCGTCACGGCACCATTCGGTGCCACCGCAGCATCGACACCGGTACCGATGTTTGATCCTCCCCATGCAGAATTATTATCAAACTGCTCAGAAAAGCGGAAAAGGTTTTTGGATTCCAACTCAAGCAGCGCCCACGGCGCTTTGCTCAGGTCGGCGGGATCGTACGTCACGCCCAGGGTATTGGCCGGCACCTGGACAAGCGTGCCGGTCCGGTCGTACACCCACTTGGGGGATGCCCGCGTGAACGGCACATCCCCCAGCACTACTGGATCAACGATGATCACTGTGCTACCTCCTCTTTTACGATCTTCGTCGCCAGCGGCTTTTCGCCGTTCAGTGCGTCGTCCAGCGAGCTGGCCGTGTTCATCGTGTTCTTCGCGATCGCATACAACGCGTCGTTCAGATCCTTGCGCATGCCCCGGTTCTCTGCGGTCAGGCGCTCGACAGCAGCGACCAGCACGGCGCTGTTCTCGCTCGGGCTGGACAGGCGGCGCATCAGCTCGCGGTTGTCAGCCGCGGGGATGATGCGTTCGTCCTCATGGATGAGCGCCGGCATGTCGTACGGCACGCGATTGGTACCCACCGCGAAGCCGCGCAGTTTCTTGGCCTCGTCGCTGCCTTTGATCGCCTCCTTTACAGCATCGAGGCTGGTACCTGCTTTGATCTGCTGCAGCCAGAAGTTCAGCCCGTCTGCGTCAGCAGGACGATCAAACAGGTCCTTGTAGAGCGCCTGAAGCTGCGCCTCGGGCGATGCCTTGATCGAACCGATGATGGACTCGGTTGATGCCCCGCCTGCTGCCTTGTCCTGCCAGTAGCTCAGGCCCGCCGCATCCGGCACACGGCCGAGACTGGACTTGTAGGCATCGCTGATCTGGCTGGTGGCCGAGTTGTACGGGTTGGCACCTGCAGCACCCATCGCGCCGCGCAGTGCCCGGACGGCCTGCTCAATCGACAGCCCAATCGTGCTGATGCCTTTGAGGACTTCGATCTGCTCCTGCTCGCGCTCGATCATCTGGTCGTACTGTTTGACCTGACCCTCAAGTGCTTTCAGGCTACGCTCTTCCGCCGACAGGGATTTGTCAGTGATGGCCGCCAGGTCCGTGATGCCGTTCTTGGTGGCGTAAAAATCGCGTAGGTAGTCTTCCTGGCTGCCAAACAGGCCAGTCGAATCCTTGCCGATCACCGACAACGCATTCTTCAAGTCGTCAGCTTTCGGCAGGATGCCGGTCGCTTTGGCAGTGGCCAATGCCGCTTGGATCTGCGCCTGAGCAGCAGCACGCTCGTTCTTCTCCGCGCCGGCAACCGCCAGCCCATCGAGCGTGCTGCGCAGAGCCTCGGAAAGCGATTTGGTCTTCTCGACTGCCTTGGTGCGGATGTCGATATCTTCCTTCAGCGCTTTCTTCTGCCGCTCAACCACCGACTGCAGCGCCGAGTACGCGCCGTCGACACCGGTGAGCAGCGCGGCTGCAGCCGTCTTGACCTGTTCGGCTGCCTTGGCGGCGGCCTGCAGGTCCCACAGATTTTTCGTCGCCCCGCGCAGCGCCGGATCCAGCTCTGCCAAGGCGTTCACGTGCTGCAGTGACAGAACTGCTGCTGCGCCCGCCTTGTCGCCAGTCAGCTCGTAAATCTGAGCCTGGATCGACAGCAGCGAATTGGCAGTAGCGAGTGCGCCAGCCTCATCTTCCAGCGCGTACACACGCTCGCGCAATGGGCGAAGAGACGCGTCCATCTTGGAAAGCTCGAGCACGCGAGTGGCCGCCAGAGCGCCGGCCTTGTCGCCCAACAATTCCATGATCTGGATTTCCAGTTCACGCTTGCTGTTTGCCAGGTCGGTTGCCTTCTCCAGCACGTCGGCGTCGACATCCACGATCTGCTTGAATGCCGGAGCGATCTGCATCAGCGTTGCATACGCACGCGCGCCAGCTTCGGTCGTCAGGTCCAGCCCGGTGACCACGCTGCGGAACTGTTTCAGCGAGTCCTCGGCGCCGGTCTTGATCCCGAACTGGTCGAGCGTCGGACTGATGCGCGTGCGCAGCGCGGCAGCTCGCTCCTTGTCGGTGTAGAAGTCGGCCAGAAACTGGTCGGCGCTCGATGTGAATTCATCCAGGCCGCCTGCCAAGTCAATCAGCCGCTCGCGCGCGCCGACCGATGCCAGCCCGACGGCGCTGAATGTCATTCCCATCGAACTCGTGACCACCGAGACGGCCTGGTAATTGGTCGCCACACGCGTCAGGGTTTCGAGGTAACCCTCTCCGACCTTTTGGAGCGATTCGAGGCCGGCCACGCCGAACGAGGCCAGGTTGTCGCCGACCTTGGAAAACACCGCCGACAGCTCTTTCTCGATCTCGTCGTCCGACAGACCTTTCAGGCTCACCTTGCCGATATCGACAACGAAGCTGTTCAACTGCGCCTCGAAGCCATCGGCTCCAATGCCCAGCATCTTGCCGGCCTCGAACACGGTGTCGTACAGCGACGTCAGGATGCTTGCGATCTGGCGGTTGCCGTCAGCGCCCAGTCCTTCCGTCTTCACGCTGGTCTTGTCGCTCCCGAACCAGCCACCGGCTTTTTTGATCTCGGCGTACTGAGACGCATCGGTGCCGCCGGCGCGGATGCCGGCCAAGCTCGTTTTGGCCAGCGTAAAGCCAGTATCTTCAACAGTTTGTTTCCCGCCGAAGACGCTGCCCAGTGCCTTGCCGATAAACGTCTTGCCGATTACCGCCCCCAGCGCGGCGCCCAGTGCCATACCGACCGGACCGCCGAGCATCAAGCCAATTTGGCTGGCCCCCATGCCAAGGTAGGCCCCGCCCATTGCGCCACCCACACCGCCCAGTACTGCCCCGCCCAACCCGATCGCCTTGGTGTCGAACACGTTCTTGCTGGTGTTGGCGCCGAACTTGCCGGTCACGCCAGTGGTGCGCACCAGCAGCGAAGAAAATTGCCCGATGCCCACCTCGATATTGCGCAACGAAGCGAGCATACCGTTGCTGATGGCCAAGTCCTGAACCGTCGCACCTTCAATGCCGTCGAGCGCACGGGCGATGGATTCGGACTTGTCATCCGATCCAAGCACTGAGCCAGTACCTTGTTTCTTCTGACGCGATTCAGAGAGTGGCACGCCACCGCCACCCGAAACGCTCCCGATTGCCACGCCCAGGCCGGTCACGATAGCTGCCATGGCAGCCATGCGGCCGAACGCCGAGTATGGATCGCCCTCACCTTGGCTCAGGACCGCCGAAATACCCTTTGGCACAAGCTCCGCCAGCGTCATCGCCAGCTCGGCCGCGTGGAATACCTTCGACACGCCCATCAGGGCTTCATAGCCCCTGCTTTGCTCACCGAAGAATCCGGCTGCTGCGCTTGTCATGGCGCCGTAGCCAGCCATCCGGTTTTTGGCATTTTCCTGATTGAGCTGGTCGACGTACTCGAGGTGCTCGATCTCCGAAATTTTCCCGTTACGCAGCAGCATGTCGGCATTGCCGCGCTCCTCTGCGATTTTTGCCTGCCGCTTGCCGAACGCGTCCAGCGCGCTTGTCACTTTCGTGATCGAGTCACCCGCCGTGCCGAACGCTTCACGCAAGGCTTCGCCGAACGTCTGCGCCCGGGCCGGGTCGAGAAACTCCTTCAGGCTGTCTTGCGCCTTCTTGTTCGCTTCGGCGATCCCTTCATTCACAACACCCTGCTGTTTGGCCACGGCCAGGTTACGCAGCTCGGCGGCCTGGCGGCGATAGACTTCTGCAGTAACACTGCCCTTCTCAGATGCTTCCAGTTCGGCAGCCGTCTGCTCCTTCAAGGCGGCAAGCGCGAGCATGCGCTCAGCCCGGAGAACCGCTACACCCTCCGTGCTCAAGCCAATTTCCTCATTGGCCAAGCGCTGAGCCTCGACCTGAGCAGCGATGCTACTCAGCTCCGCATTGGCTGCCGTGACGCCCTGCAGGTACAGGTCGTTGCTTGCCTGAGCGCGATCGCGCTGCAACGCTGCCAGCTCGCGCTCGAGCTGCATACTACGGCTGCCGCGCTCGATGCCAAGCTTAGTGATCTGCCCTTCAATATCGGTCTGCTGTTGCTGACTGCCAATCTTCGAGCTGGTCAAGGCGAGTTGGCGACGAAGCCCCGCCTCCACACGATCCATGTCGGCAAGCTGTTGCGCAGCTGTCTGGCGTAACGCGTCTTCTTCCGAGATTGATCCTGCATCACGCTGAGCTTGAATTCGATCCAGGGCCCGCTTTGACAGCGCATCCTCAACCTCCCCACGCTTACGCAGTGCGGCCAGGCTGTTGTCGATGCCGGCGACGTAGACGTCGTTGTACTCACGGCGAATCGCGCTCAGCCGCTTCTGAATTTCCTCTTCGGGCACACCCAGTGCTTTACCTTGGGTCTTGGCGGCATCCATCGCCATATCCCGCTGCTCCTGGCGGCTGCGCAGGATCTTCGCTTTGTCGTCCCAATCCCGTTGCAACATTTCGCGTTGATTCGCGATGCTTTTGTCTTGCGCAGCCTTCTCTTCCGCCTTCGCCTTTTGCTGGATGCCTTGAATCGTGCGTTGGTTCGCTGCCAGCAGCGCCTGCTCGGACAACACGTCCCGGTCCTTGGACGGGTCGTAGGCTTCGCCATCGCGGTTTTTCCCGATCCGCTTGAGGCGCTCAATACGCGACTCCATGGCTTTGCTCTGTGCGTCCAGGGCGGCCATCTGTTGCTGCGGCCCCTCAACTCGGCCACCAGCAAACTCCACAACCGCATCCCAGGCTTCGCCCGGCAGCTTCTTGAGATTTATCCAGCCCCGCTCCCAGGCTGACAGGGTAGCCAGGACTTTGTCCTTTTGGCTGGCTACACCGTTGGCATAGGCATTTTGGGCGATGCTTGCTGCATCAATCATGCGGCCCTGCTCTTGCGCTGCCTTGACGGCCCGGTAGGTTTCGGTGGTGACGAAGCCGTATTGGTCGCCCATTGCGCGCAGCGCGGTGAGCGGATCCTTGCCCAGCGCCGCAAATTCTTTCGCAGTGTCTTCAACGCTCTTGCCGAGGATGCGCTGCGCGTCGACGGCGACCGTGCCGAACTTCTCCAGGTTCGTCCCGGCAATGGCGCCGGTGCTTGCCAGAGCCGTCAGGGCCTTGGCTGACGCCGCCTGCGAGCCATTGACCAGCTCCATGCTGTTGGCCATGTCGGACATCTGGCCAGCGGTGGTGCCCGCGATGTTGCCTGTCATGATCAGCGCGCGCGAGTACTTGAGCGACTCGTCGTAGCCAGACTTGAAGGCCAGCGCACCGGTGGCCACCAGGGCGGCCGTGACGGTATATGGATTGATCAGGCCAAGGACGGCCCCACCGAGTGCGCGCGCCGCGCCACCGATGCTGCCGAACATGTCGCGCAGCTGGCCGCCCTGCTGGAGCAGAACCGTCAGCGGTGCTTGGCCACCCTGCAAGCTGACGATGATGTCGGTCATCTGCGCCGGCACGTTGCGCAGCGCGGCATTCATTGCAGCCGCCGACATGCCACCACCCTGCAGGGCGGTATCTGCCGCGCGCAGTTGATCGATGAAGGGTTTGGCGCGGGTGGTCACACCCATCTGCGCGGCCTGCAGCTCGAGCAGCTCGATGCGCGTCTTCCCAATCGCCTGAGCCTGATTCTCCAGCCCCTTCAAGAATGAGTCCTGGCCAGCACGCGCCTGCGCGGCTTCGCGCTGGGCCTGGGCAAGCATCCGCTCGCCGTAGGTGGCCTGCTCCTGCGCCAGGCGCAGGTCGCGCAGCTTGGCGATCAGTGGATCGGCTGCGCTCGACGCGCCGACCTGCGCTGCGCGGTACCGATGCACTTCGTCGGTGGACAACCCGAATAACGCAATCTGCTCGCGCAATCCTTGCAGAAACGCGTTGCGCGATGCGTCGGCCTGCGCAGCTTCACGCTGGGCCAGCGCCGCGGCGCGCGCGGCGGCTTCGACCTGCTCCTGGGCTGCGCGCATGTTCTGCAGCTGGAGGATCAGCTGCGCGGCCTCCTGCGACGCGCCAGCCTGAGCGGCGCGATATCGCAGCACTTCTTCTGTCGACTTGCCGAACAGTGCAATCTGCTCGCGCAGGCCGGCCAGAAACGATTCTTTGTTGGCTTGCGCCTGGGCCAGCTCACGAGCGGCCACAGCTTGGGCACGCGTTGACTCCGTCGCCTGGTTCTGCGCGGCCTCGACCGCGCGCAGCTGGTTCAGGTACGGAGTCAGCGATGCGGGATCCACGTTGCGCTGGCGCGCCTGCGCTTCGTAATAGGCAGCCGTGGTACGGCCGCCCGACTCCATGGCCATTGTCGTGCGCTGGATCGACGCGATGATATTACGCTGTGCAGATTCCACACTTCGCGCAGCGCCGGCGGCGCTGGCGCCCGATTGCGTGATCGCCTGGCCAGCGCGCTGCGCGGCATCGATCGCCGGGCGCAGCCCAGCTTCGACGCCCGAGGCATCCGCCACCACCCGAATTGTTGCGTTATTGACGATATCGGTCATGGCGAGCCTTGAAAATAATTTGGCCCTGGCACGCAAGTGCTCAGGGCTGTGATGGTTGTTTCCTACTCGTCGCGGTCGTGCATGGCGCCCAGCGCCGCGTACTCCATCGTCTGGATGTCTCCTTCGAGATCGTCATAGGCCTCCGCCGACAAGCCCATCCGATCCATCTTGCGATGCAGCGGGCCGTAGTCGAGGCCGATGATCCCCATGCCCCCGGCGCGCCACTGCGTGCGCATGAACGAGAACAGCACATAGGCTTCCCAGTTCTCTGGCCACACCTCGACGTCTTCATCCGGGAAATCTTCGGGCGTCAGGCACGCCGCCTCCATTTCAGCCAGGTCTTTTTTCGACAGACCCGGCTTGTACATGGACTCGGCGATCGCCCTTAGTTTCCCAGGCGGCCTTCGTTGATCGCGGTGCGGTAGTCGTCCTTGATCGCGTCGGCCATGGCCGGCAGCGTATCGACCAACTCGGCAACGCCGTGCTTGTCGAATTCAGCGTCCAGGTTCCAGCTGTCGACGATCGACAGGATGTAGTCGACAGCGACCTTGGTCTGGCGAGCCACGATCTCGGCCTGGGTCATCGTGAATTCAGGAATCGTCTCGCCAGCAGCTTTCGCCTTTTCGACAGCCGCCTTGAAGCGCTCGATCTCGACATTTGCTTCGTCTTTCAGCGTGGCCTGGAACTTGTCGGTCAGCTCTGCCAGTTCGGTGCGGCTACGGTACTTGAACGTCACTTCCATGCAGCCGGTCGAGCCGTCGAGCATGGTGCACTTCACTTCCTTCTTGAAGCCAGTTGGACGCTTGCCGAGGACGATCTTGTTTGCTTTGGTTGCCATGATTTTTATCTTTCAGATGGGTATAAAAAAACCGCGAGGGGCGACCTCGCGGTTGGGGAAAAGCCCGCTGGTGCGAGCTGGCAAAACTTGTTACGCGGCGTAGCGAACCGGACGGTTCTGCAGCGCGCAGCCGCCCTTGACGGCCATGACGTTGCCTTTGGCCATGCTCGGGGTTTCGTCGAACGAAATGTAGCCGTTGAACAGGATCTTGCTGCCGCTCGGCAGGTCGGCGCGCAAGGCGGCGATCTTGCGCGAGTCCGCGATTTTCTTCATCGCCGCGTGGTGTGGCAGCAGCGGATCGTCGGCGATCGTCAGGGCCAGGCTCTGCGCGTTGTAGCCGTCGGGAAGGTTGATGTCGTTCTCGTTTTCCATCAGGCTGACGGAGACGTACTTCGGATCGCCACCGGACGGCTCGGCAGTGAGCACCTGCTGGATCGGGATCCAGGTGGTGATCTTGCGCAGCGCGCCGGCGCCCATGCCAACTGGGAACAGGTTCACTTCGGTGGTGTCCATGCCTTCCAGGGTGACCGAAGTGCCGGTCACGGCTTTGGCGCGGAACACGCGATTGGTCATGCGGCTCCAGCCGCCGACGTACTCGAGGTAGTCGCCGACGGCGAAAGTGTTTGCTGCGGTGGTGAGGACCGTTTCCGCTGCGTTCGATGCGGCCGTAACGCCAATTGCGTTGGCGTAGACGGTAGCGATTGCGTATGCGGTACCGGTCGGGAGCGAGAGTGCCATTGAAGGGCCTTTCAGTGAAGAGACCCGTTTCCGGGCCGTTGCGCCCGTTCGGGCAAAAAAAAAGCCGCCCGGAGTTTCTCGGGGCGGCTTGGAATGAAACTGGTACGGTCAGCAGAACAGCATGAATTCCTGCACGGCCCCACGATATTCCGTCGGTTCGTCGTATGTGTCGGCTGCGGTGGTCAGCACCTCGGCCTGCAGCGCCCGTGACGCTCGGATCGCGTCTTCGGCTTGCATGGCCACCTGCGACGCTTCGACCGACGTCGCAGCCCACGTATTGACCTGCACGCGCACGAAGCGCTTGCTCGGACGCTCTCCCGTGACAAAATTAATCGGTGGGCCTCCGATGATCTGGAAGGTGAGATACGGCGTCTGCGTCGCGGGTTCGGCGATCCCGGGGAAAACCCGGCCATCGACCAGGTCGCCCAGCACCCGGAAAATTTGCTCGTGCGGTGTCATCGTGTATTCCTTGCCATTTGCTCGGCCAGCGTGCGCGTCATGAGGTCGACCGCCTCTTGCTTTTTCATTTCGTAGGCCGGCCGCATGAACGGGTACGCCTGCACTCTCGCGTTTCCGTACTCGAGCTCTGCCGCGCGCCGGTGCGCCGCCCAGCCGATCGTGCGGCCGGTGCGCTTGCTGACCTTCGTATTTTTCGGAACGAATTTGTGCCCGTTCTCGACCCAGCGCCAGTAATAGGCACCGTTCGAAGATGCATTCCCGTTTCGCACGGTGACCAGATAGACCTGTTTTCTGCCGGCGTCGGATTCTTCTTCCAGGCGCTTGACGATGATGTTGTCAAACAAGATGCCGGTCTTTTTGTTCGACA